GACCCTCGGAACCGAATGGGGACGTGAGTTGATCGGAGCTAACCTCTGGACCAACGCATGGTTCTCCAAGGTGGATAAGGTCGAGGGGCCGGTGGTCACGGATGATTGCCGGTTCCAGAACGAGGCCATCGCTATCCAGATGAAGGAAGGGGACTTGATCAAGCTCAAGCCTGCGATCACCCGACGCGGTAGTTCTGACCACGTATCGGAAGAGGGCGTCCATGACGTTCACTGCGATCACATCATCCACAACGACGAAGGTATCGGCAAACTCCGTGCCGCTATCGACGGCTTATTGTATCCACTCTCGAGATTACCTTGAGGGTGGAGGCAATAGGTTGCCCCCTAGCACTATGAAGGTAACGTGATGGACGATGCTCCCTATGTACCCCGTGATGTGGTCGAATGGCTTCAGAAGCTATTCCCCAATGAAATCCCAGACAATCTACTAACCCTCAGCGAAAGGGCCACAGGTGCCCTGCATGGACGACGAGAGATCGTCTCGTTCCTAGAGGCGGCTCTTGCTGCCCAGGAAGAAAGCCATGTGTCCACCAAAGAAGCCTAAGATTGAAAAGGCTGACCCAGTACAGGCAGCACCCCCGCCGGTAGATTCACCGTTGGCACCGGTCTTAAACGAGATTGGTACCAGCGGCACCGACGCAGATAATGCAGCCGCACTGGCGAAGCGCAAAGGCAAGAAGTCCTTGGTCAATTCGCTGACCTCCCGACCGACCAGCCGTCCCCAGATTGGCGTTAACGTACCGATCTAATGGCTGACGTCGTCGAGACTATCAAAGCCAAAGCCCTATACGACAGCCTGTCCCAGGATCGTAATCCGTACATCACCCGAGCCGAGCGCAACGCCAAGCTCACGGTGCCTTATCTATTCCCGAAGAACGGCGTCAGTGCTGCGTCCGATCTGGACGACACCAACCAGTCCCTCGGTGCCCGTGGTATCCGCCACCTTGCATCCAAACTGCAGCTCGCCCTGTTCCCCGTAAACTCCCCATTCTTCAAGTACCAGATCGACGACCTCGCTCTTCAGGCTCTTATGAAGACCGATGGGAAGCGCGGTGAAGTCGAACGTTCCCTGAGTGCCCGTGAACGTGCTGTCATCGCCGAGATGAACAGTTCCATGTTCCGACCGATCAGCTTCGAGGCATGCCGTCAGCTTCTAGTTTCCGGCAACTATCTCCTCTACATCCCGAAGAAGGGCAGACCCCGTGGGTTTCGCCTGTCGTCCTATGTCGTCCAGCGTGACCCGTCAGGCAACATCCTCGACATCGTAGTCAAGGAAGAGATCGCCAAGACAGCTCTCCCGCCTGAAGTCCGTGCAGCCCTCCCGGTTGCCGATGCTGCAGCAGCTCGTGAAGCCAAGATCGAAGTCTATACCAAGATCAGCCTGAATGAAGACGCCTCCAAGTACGTCATCACGCAGGAGGTCGAGGACCAGATCATTGCCGGTGGTTACTCTGGTGAGTATCCGGTCGACAAGATGCCATGGCTGCCAATTCGCCTCACATACCTCGAAGGTGAAGACTACGGTCGGGCCTTCGTCGATGAATACGTAGGCGACCTTACGTCCCTCAATGCCCTGACCGGAGCAATCCGTGATGGCACCATGCAGGCCGCAAAGGTCATCTGGCTCATCGCAGCCAACTCCACGACATCCGCAGCCAAGCTCGCCAAGGCCGAGAATGGTGGGTTCGTCCAAGGTTCGAAGGAACACGTCACCTGTCTCCAGATGGAGAAGGCGGCTGACTTCAGCGTTGCCGAACGCCTCATCGCTGCCCTGACCGAACGCATCTCCTTCGGCTTCCTTCTCAACAGCGCCGTCCAGCGCAACGGGGATCGAGTGACCGCAGAGGAAATCCGGTTCATGGCCGGTGAACTCGATCAAGGCCTCGGTGGCATCTACTCGCTACTCTCCGAAGAACTACAGATGCCTGTCGCCAAGCTTTACGGCCAGCGCATGGAATCCGTTCGCAAGGTACCTCCGCTACCAAAGGAAATCTCCAGCACGTCCATCGTGACCGGTCTGGATGCTCTTGGTCGCGGTAATGACCTGACGAACCTCGATACCTTCGTCCAAGGTGCCGCCCAGCTATTCGGTCCCGAGATCGTCAAGCAGCGCATCTCTCCCGGCGAATACTTCAAGCGCCGTGGGGCAGCCCTCGCAATCGACACTGGTGGCCTCGTGCTCACCGACGAAGAGATTGCAGCGGAAGCTCAGCAGGAACATGATCGCCAACTGGCACTCGCCGCAGCACCGAACGCCGTAGCCCAGATGGGTGGCGGAATGCGTGATGCCCAACAGCAAGCGGCAGACGCCGAACAAGCACAAGTACAAGGAACATAATGAGCGAAGAAACTGAGGTCATTGAGACCGTAGAAACCCCGAAGGCCCCCAAGGCCACCAAGGCCAAGGCCAAGGAATCCGCTCTGCCCGAAGGAGCCGTCATGCTCCAGAGTGGCACCATGTACGTGCCGTCGTAATGGACAGCGTAACCGTAGGCGCAGCGTCAACTCCTTCCGAGGACGAGGCGCTCGCCGCTCTCACAGCCGAGGCCGAGAAGGCCCCGACGACAACCGAAGAAGCCATCGCTGCCCGTGATTCCGCTCAGGAACCCACGAAGCTCGCTGGTAAGTTCAATTCCACCGAAGACCTTCTCAAGGCTTATCAGGAACTGGAGCGCAAGCTCGGTGCCGGTGAGACCGAAGAGACCCCGGCTGCCGAAGAGCTACCGGTAGAAGGCGAAGAAGAAACTCCTGCCGAAGAAGAAGAACTCCCCGAGGACCAAGAGGTCACCGAGGACGACGTTGAGGAACTTTCGGCCACCGAGGTCGTCGAGTACCTGACCGATCGCTTCGCCGAACAGGAAGGCCAGCTCTCCGACGAAGACTACTCCATGGCCGAAGAGATGGGCTACGACCGCGACATGGTAGATGCTTACATCCGAGGTCAGCAGGCGCAGTCCGAACTCGCGACCCTGAAGCTGCATGACGCTGCCGGTGGTGAGGACAACCTCAATGCCATGCTCGTCTGGGCTTCCACCGGTCTCGATGCCAAGTCGATCGACGAATACAATGCCGCCCTGGCTGACAACGATGTCACCAAGGCAACCGCTGGTGTCTCCAAGCTCCGTGCTCAGTACGAAGCAGCGAACGGCGTCGAACCCAAGCTCCTCGGCGGCAAGCCAGCCCGAGTAAGCAATGACGTCTTTACGTCGTGGGCCGAAGTCACAGCCGCAATGTCCGACAAGCGCTACGGCACCAAGGACGCCAAATACACCGCAGAGGTAGCTGCCAAGCTATCCCGCTCCTCCATCTAAGGAAAAACATGCCTGTCACTCTCAGCGCCTCAAGCGTCGAGAAGCTGAAGGCTGTGCATCCTGACCTCGTTCGCGTGGTCAAAAGAGCTGCTCAGATGTCTTCCATCGACTTCACGGTCATGGAAGGCACGCGCTCGGTTGCCCAGCAGAAGCTGAACGTCGCCAAAGGTGTCTCCTCCACCATGAACTCCCGCCATATCCCCGGCGCTGATGGCCTAGCCAAAGCAGTCGATCTTGTCCCCGTCGTGGGCGGCAAGGCATCTTGGGACTGGGCGGTCTACAACAAATTCGCTCCTATCGTGAAGGAAGCTGCCAAGCTCGAGAAAGTCCCAGTCGAATGGGGCGGAGATTGGAAGACCTTCAAAGACGGACCTCACTTCCAACTGCCGTTCAAGCAGTACCCGAAGTGACACGCAAACACTCGACCAGAAAGACTTCGAAGCTCTGGTTGGGTGTCGCCATGGTCCTTTCGTGGATTGCCCTATTCGCCACCATCGCGCTCAAGCTTGAGACGGCGGCAGTAGGCATCACCGTTCTCATCCCCGCGATGTTCACGGCTTACACCACGATTGGACACATGGACTATCGGCAACTCCTTTCCAACACCCAATCACCGGAACCGTACCCCCAATGACGACTGTCTATAAATGGCTGGCAACTCTCCTCGCTGTCCTCGCTGTTGTCGGGATCATCTACGGCAAGGGTCGCCTCGATAGTGCCCACAAAGCAGAACTCGCCGTTGTCCAAGACAAACTGGCCCAAGTCGAGTTGTACCGGAAGCTGGAGACGCAATCCCGCGCCGCCGACACCGTACTCGCACAAACACAAGCCGCAAGGCTGTCCCAACTCAACACCGACATTGATGGACTGAACGCCTATGTTGACGCGCTTCAAGACGCTGATCGTGAGTGCCTTACTGGCGCTGACACTGACAAGCTGCGCCAGCTTTGGCGTTAAGCAGCTACCTCCTGTCTACCCTGAATTACCTGCAGACCTACGCATTTGCTTCGATCAAGAAGTACCGCGACCGGCGCAGGGACCGCTGACCAAACGGCAGACCATAACTCTCATAGGTCTGCTCAAGAAATCCGAAACCACGAAGACGGCATGCGGCCATCGCCTCATCCAGTTCTACGATAACCTTGGTGGAACCCATGGCTGAATTTTCGAAAGCATTCCGCGCCGCTCGTGCTTCGGGCAAGAAGACATTCCAGTGGAACGGCAAGTCCTACACGACGAAGCTGAAGCCCAAATCTGATCCAAACAAGTCCCCATCGTCCCATAGCGCCACCTCCGGTCCCCCGAGCGATAAGCTCCAGAAGGCCGTGGACAGCGCATCGGCCAAGGGCAAGCCAGCAGTCGCAGCAGCGCCGAAGCCCCAGCAGGGTCCTCAGCCAGCCAAGCCTGTCGGTATCGCCAGAGCCGGTTCTCCGATCGCCCGTGCAGCAGCCAAGCTCGCCAACGTGCCCGCAAAGGCACCGATGAAAACCCCGGCTGAAGCAGCGAAGACCATGGGTGACGCTGGTGCGCCGTTGACTGCCGCCCAGAAAGCCTCGGTCTCTCAGGCCACAGCAAAGGCCCCCGCAAAGCCAGCAGGCGATCAGCAGGGTCCGAAGCCGGAAGGCGTCTGGTACGCCAAGAAGGGCTCAGCGATTTCCACGGCTGCCGCTCGTCGAGCTAACGCTCCCAAGGTCCGTGCAGCTCTAGCAGCAAAGAAGTAAGAAATGGATATCAGCTCTCTCAACGCATCCACCCCAGGCATCCTGATGCAGGCCGGTGAGATGTTCGACGTCTCCGTTTCAGGCACCTTCGTCGCCACGGTCACCCTTCAGCGTTCCAAAGACAACGCCACTTGGCTCAGCGTCGAAGACATCACCGCACCGCTCCAGAAGTCCGGCGTCAGCGGATCAGCATGGTATTACCGTCTGACCACGACCGTCTACAGCTCGGGCACCGTATTGGCGGACCTGTTTAGGTAATGGCCATACTTACCCCCGCCATTCAGAGCGTTCTTCGGAGCGTTCTCTTGAGCGGCACAAGCCTGTCCGGGCCACCGAAGACAGTGGGTATTATCGCCAACCGCTTCCAAGTGCCTACGATGACGGCCTCGTTGCCGATTAACTACACGTCAAGGCGCTCTCACTTTGCCCATCCAGACGGGGCGGTTTCGAACTTCAAGACCATCGACTGCAACTTCGCCATCGTTGGCAATCAGCCGCAGCTCGCCTCGACCCGTACTATCAAACGCTACATCGAATACCCCGCAGGCGTCTTCACGCAGGTTCTGTGGGGTGGTCAGCCCACGGTGACGATCTCCGCGAGCAACGTGATCTCAGATCCGATCAACCTCACCATTCCGGCAGGTGCCGAGTTCTGGGAACGTACCGTCAACCTCACGGCAAACTCGACCTTCCCTTGCCAGCAGTTGCCAGCATCCTCGCAGGCTGTGGGCGTACCTGACGGTAACTCCGCTTCCGACCTTGGAAACTCTGGAACCATCAGCGCCACCTCGGTTGTCACCACGTTTGGTGCGACAGCGATGGTAGGTGACATTGCCGTTAATGGCGCTCGCAGCTACGGAATCGTCGGTGACAGTATTGCCTTCGGTGAAGGAGATATCACGGGCGTCGGTGCAAAGCGTGGCTCTGGCTGGATTGCTCGTGCGCTAGACGTGCATGGCTATCCCTACGTCAAGATCACCAAGCCGGGACAGCAGGCTACCGAGTTCGTTACGGCATTGAGCCTTGTGACCCCGTTCCTGGCCCTCCTGCCTCTGACCGATGTCATCTGCGAACACGGGATCAACGACCTCCGTCTATCAAGGACGCAGGCCCAAATCCTCGCCGACCAGCAGACAATCTACGGTCTCTTTGGTGGCAAGCGTATTTACCAGACAACCCTGACGCCTCGTTCCGCATCTACCGACGCCTACGCCACCACGGTGAACCAGTCGGGCAAGACGGACGGCAACATGGCCGCATTGGTCCCGATCAACGGGGTCATCCGTGCAAAGCCTGCCAACGTCAGTCAGATCATCGACGCAGCCGACGCAGCCATGACGGCTCGCGACAGTCTCATATGGCCAGCACCGCCTGTTCCGACAGCGGACGGCACACATCCAAACAGCTACATGGCAAATGTCATGGCGCAATCTCTGGTCTCCCAGATGAACTAATACGTAAGCCTCGGGCCTCTGTCGCAAGACATGCCTGAGCGGTATACCCTACCGGGGGTTAGTTTAAGTAAAACACTGGGTCGCTCCCAGAGATCGGGTATCAAATCCCGCTCCCCGTCCAATCTTACGAACGTTCGAGCAAGTCACACTGTCCTTTTTAGGCGGTGACTACTGGAACCAAGTGTCTCACAGAAAGACGACTTGTGACCCGAATACTTTCCCTTGAGGGGGATGGTGCAAGGATAATCTCAATGAACCTTCCGTGTTGCTCTTAGGTCCGCGCAAACCTCAGAACATCGTAAGGAAACTACCAAAATGGCTAACGCTATCGTATCTCCGTTGGGTCAGGCTAACGGCGCAGGCGCATCTGATGCACTGTTCCTCAAGGTCGCCACTGGCGAAATCATCACTGCATTCACGCGCACGTCGCAGTTTGTAGACAAGCATCAGGTCCGCACCATTGCCAACGGCAAGTCGGCCTCCTTCTACGCAACCGGCCGCTCGGCCAACGCCGCCTACCATACTCCGGGCACTGAAGTCCTCGGCGGTAGCATCCCGGTCAACGAAGTCGTCATCACCATCGACGATCTGCTCCTCACCTCGACGTTCATCGCGAACATCGAAGAGGCCAAGCTGCACGTTGACGTTCGTGGCGAATTTACCAACCAGATGGGTGAAGAACTCGCCCAGGCATTCGACCGCAACGTCGCCATCAACGGCGTCCTCGCTTCTCGTCAGTCCGCTCGCGTTACCGGTCTCCCCGGTGGTGGCAAGCTGGTTAACGCCAACTTCCTGACGGATGCTCAGGCATTCGCCGACGCCCACTTCGACGCCGCTGCTCTTCTGGATGACAAGTTCATTCCGGCCACCGAGCGTTACTCGTACATGAAACCGGCGCAGTATTACGCCCTCGTCAAGACGACCAAGGTCATCAACAAGGACTGGGGTGGCGAAGGTTCGTACGCAAACGGCACGGTTGCCATGATCGCGGAAATCCTCCCGGTCAAGACTGCCAACCTGCCGAACACCAACATCACCACGGGCAAGTACCTTGGTGACTTCTCGAAGACTGCTGGTCTGATCACGCACCGCTCTGCGGTCGGTACGGTCAAGCTGATGGATCTCAAGTCCGAGAGCGAATACCAGATCGCCCGTCAGGGTACTCTGTTCGTTGCCAAGTACGCCATGGGCCACGGCCCTGTTCGTTGCGAAGGCGCGGTCGAACTCTCGATCCTCTAATCCACTCCCAGCCGGGGTCCCTCACGGGGCCTCGGTTTTTTTCGTTCAAGGAACCCTTATGTCTTCACTTGATGGCTTAACGCCACTCACGGAGCTTGAGGCTGTCAACGTCATTCTCGCCACCACCGCATCCAGCCCGATCTCTTCGCTGGACGAGAACGAAATCACAGACGCCTCACTAGCCCGCAATACCCTACGAGCGACCCTTGTTGAAGTGCAGACGCAAGGGCTCTCGTTCAACAACGAGACCGGCTACACGATCACCCCCGATCAGTCCGGTTACATCATCCTGCCCCGCAACACCCTGAAGGTGGACACGGACGGCGCGGATGTCGGCACCAACGTCGTCCAGCGTGGCACCAAGCTCTACAACAAGGACGATCACACGTACCTCTGGACCAAGTCGGTCAGCCTCGACATCACCTTCGGTTTCCCGTTCGAAGAGCTTCCGCCTTACGTCGCCAACTACTGCACCATCCGCGCAGCCAGGAAGTACCAAGACCAATACTTCGGCGACAACGCTGTCCATTCGTTTACCGAACAGGACGAGCTGGTGGCCAGAGCTGCCCTCATGGATGCCGAGATCGAGACGACTGATCCGAACATGTTGACGGACAGCCAGTTCATGCAGGGCCTCCTCGCACGTCGATAATGGCCCGCATCTCCAGCACCATTTCGAACTTCATCAATGGCGTATCGCAGCAGGCAATGGCCCTGCGTATGGCGTCTCAGGGTGACCTGCAAATCAACGCACACTCCACGATCGTCGATGGTCTCATCAAGAGGCCTCCGCTCATTCGTGGGCCGCAGCTCGTCGGTGACTTCACGTCAGAGCCGCATCACTGCCACCCGATCAACCGAGACACCACGGAACGCTACGAGACCCTTTGGTCCAAGAGCGGTATCCGCGTGTTCACCCTCGACGGTCAGGAGCGGCAGGTAAACTATACCGGTGGCCTCCAGTATCTCCAATACGTCGGCGACCTCAAGGAACCCCCGTATCGTACGGCCACCATCGGCGACTACACCTACCTCACGAACACCCAGCGAGCCGTCAAGATGGACGAGAACACGCTGGAACCGGCGCAGCCTTACGAGGCCATGGTCTACGTGATGGCTGGCAACTACGGCAAGACATACACGATCTCGATCGACGGTGTGCTCAAGGCCAGCTACTCGACGCCTGACGGGACCTCTGGTGCCCAAAGCCCCGGCGTGGATACCGCGTACATCGCTCGGCGTCTGGCGACAGGCGAGACCCAGAACCTCGGCAATACGGTCAACGGCACCGTCGCGTGGACCTACAAGGCCACCGACAAGAACCTGACGACTACCCTCGCTGGCGCTATGACCATCGTGGCAGGCAAGGGCGTCATCTACCTGTCCTCGGCCAGCCCGTTCACGGTCACCGTGGAAGATGGCTACAACGGCCATGCCATGAAGGCGATCCAGTACGAGACGCAGGACTTCACCGATCTCCCAGCCTTCGGGCATCCGGGTGTCGCTGTGAAGGTCAAGGGTTCCGTCACGACGGCCTACGACGATTACTATGTCCGCTTCACGGCCAACGACAGCACCGCAGGTATCACTGGTGGACGCTGGGTCGAATGTGCAAAGCCAGGCAGTCGTCTGGCCTTCGATGCTGAAACCATGCCACACGCCCTCGTTCGTCAGGCTGATGGGTCATTCACCTTTGGCCCTGTGAACTGGGAGCGCCGCAAGTGCGGTGACGAAGTGACCAGCCCGAGCCCGTCGTTTGTCGGGTCACCGATCAATGACATCTTCTGGTTCAAGAACCGGTTGGGTTTCCTGTCCGATGAGAACTCCATACTCGGTAGGGCAGGCGGGCCATTCGACTTCTGGAAGACGACAGCTACGACCACCATGGACGACGACCCGATCGACGTGGCCTCTTCGGAGACCGACGTGTCCGTGCTGCGCTCCGCTGTAGGGTTTGCCGACAGGCTGATCCTGTTCTCCGACCAGTCCCAGGCAATGCTGGCTGGCAACGACACGCTGACCTACAAGACTGTCAACATCAAGCCCTCGACGGCGTACAGCATGTCATCCCGGTGCAGGCCGGTGGTGAACGGCGACAACGTCTACTTCCCGGTGAAGCGCGGTCAGTTCTCCATGATCCGCGAGTACACCATCGACCCCGCAAGTGACCTTGGTAAAGCCGAGGACATCACGGGGAACGTTCCGCAGTACCTCCGTGGCGAGGTGATCAGGATGCGAGCCTCTACCCATGAGGACGTCGTGATCATCCAGACCGACGAGGGTGGCGGCGGGTTGTACGTCTACAAATACTTCTACCAAGACCGCAGCAAGGTTCAGTCCTCGTGGTCGCGCTGGGAGTTCGCTGGCGTCACCGACATCTACGACTTCTGGTTCATCGAGAGCAAGCTCTACGTCCTGCTCCGTACGACCTCGGGTCGCGTGTGGCTGGAAACCGTGGACATTCAGGCAGGCAACGTTGACGACGGAATGACCTTCCTCGTGAACCTCGACCATCGCGTCGTGCTGCCGGGAACGGGCCGAACCTACAACCCTGTCACCGATCGGACCACGGTCACCGCAGACCTCACCGGTAACACCTACGTTCTCGTGAGTGGCGCTGGTGGAACGAACATGGGACCGGGGCTTCTCCTGCATCCGCTGAACATCACCTCGGCAACCTTCGAACTCGTTGGTGACCTTAGTGATCTCCCGATCTTCGTCGGGCGGGATTACACCTCCCGGTTCAGGCTCTCGACGATCTACCTCCGTGAACAGGGCCAGCAGGGCAATCCGATCGTCCGCACAGAGGGCAGGCTGCAGTTGATCAAGCTGCTCGTCCGCTACGGCAAGACCGCCTACCTTCGGGCAGAGGTCACGCTGCAAGGGATGGCTATGCGCTCTTACGCGACCAATGGCCGTGTCATGGGCGACCCGATGAACCGTGCCGACAACATCACGCTGGGCGACGGTGTCCTCTCGGTGCCTCTGCTTTCCCAGAACGACCGCGTGTCGGTTGAGCTGGTGAATGACAGCTATCTCCCATCCTCGATCATCTCTGCGGAGTGGATTGCAAACTTCAACCCCAAAACCCGAAGGGTCTAAATGCATAACTTTCGTGAGGCCACGGTTGCCGACATGGTTGCCCTGGCCCCACGTCTGCGACCCGAGGACCGCGCTGAGTGCCTAGCGGCATCCGGCGTGGCTCCTGAAATCTCCTTACCGGCTGCTGTCGGTTTGGGCCCGACGTGGGTGTGGACCGTGGCCGGTAATCCAGAGTGCGCTCTGGGTGTCCTCCCGGTTGACGATGTCCCGCTCACAGGGGCCGTCTGGATGCTGGCATCGCCCGTCATCCTCAAGCATGTCCGCTACATGGTCACCCGTCTGGCCGACATCATCGACACGTTGCACGACCATTACCCGCTCCTCGGGAACTACGTGGACGCCCGCAACACCACCCACATCTCATTCATCAAGCACTGTGGCTTCTCGCTCCTCAGGGTCATCCCCGACCATGGCGTCGAGCGCAGACCATTCATCGAATTTGCGAAGCTAAGGAACCCACATGTGTGATCCAGTATCGTTCGCAGGCTTTGCCATCGGAGCCGCGAGCCAAGTTACCAGCTATATGAGCGCCAGCGCCGAGGCCAAGACGCAGAACCAGTTGGCCGAGAATAACCGTATCGAAGCCAATCGTGCCGCATCCGACCAGTATGCATCCATTCAGGAGCGCATGCTTCAGGAGAGGGCAGCCGCTGGCCGAGAACTCGAGACTGCCAACAAAGACGCCGCAAAGGCACGGGCGACAGCTTCGGTCACCTCAGGTGAGGCCGGTGTCTCCGGTATCTCTGTCGACAGCCTGATCGCCGACTACAACGCCCAGCAGGGCCAGTTCGAGCGCACCAACGAGCAGAACCTCCAGATGACGCAGGACAGCCTGCGCGACCAGTTGAAGAGCGTCAAGGCCAACGCCGAGGGCCGGATCAATTCCGTCCAGAAGGTGGCCAAGCCATCGCTCGCACCGTTCGCCATCGGCATCGCAGGTAGCGGTCTCGACGCCTACACCAACAAGATCAAGAGGAACGTAAGCTGATGGCCAATGGCCGAGTAGAAGTTAACCCGAGCCTCCAGCTCAACACCCAGCTTCGTCCGCAGGCCACCGCAGTGGACACCTTCGCCACCCCGGCGCAGGCTCCGATCGACAAGAGCCTTGAGCGTCTATCGCAGGCCTTGGCTGGCTTCGGTACCTCGATCGACAGCTACGGTCAGGTCGCGGCCATCAAGGACAAGGCTGCCACAGACGAAGCATTCAAGCTTGAGAAGACCCGTCAGTCCGGTCTCTCGTGGGAGCAGATCCAAGCTGAGCGTAAGGCCGGTACCCTGAAGGCGTATCAGGACCCGATCAGGCAGTCCGGTATCGAGGCTATCCAAGGGATGGTTCGTGGTCGCGATCTCAGCACCGCG